TGAAACAAAAGCCCGCACCATGCCATTAGGGTTTTCGGCATTGTTCCATTGCGAGCGGGGCGGCTGGTTTATACCAACACCGCCAAACGTAAACGGCGCGGCTGTTTCAGCATGGCGTGTCCGAATCATTCGGGTGTCGTCGCTGTCGCGCCAGATTGCATTCAAAAGCCCGTCGAATTCAGCGGGATATCTGGCCTGAAGCCGTCGCGCCGTGCGGGTTTCGATATCGGCATGGCTGGCAATTTGCCCAAATGATACATCGTTAATGTCGAAAAACTGCGTTGGAACCCCGCCGGATTGCTCGACAACGATTTGCGGCTTGCCGGTTTCGGTTGTCGTTTTTTGTAAATCTTTTAAAGGTGCCAGATAATCAGCATTCCGGCTGGCCTGATCTTGTACCTTAATCAAGAGATTTGCGAGCGAATTTTTGTTATTTTCGATAGTGTTTGTCATGGTTTTACATCCCGTAAAAGTTAAAAACCGGCGGGCAATATTGCGCCGCCGGTGTTGTTGTCTCATAAAAGCCCATATGATGCAAGTGAATTTTTATAAATTTCTATTCCGCCCCAATATCGCCCGCGACGTGATGCCGGATAATAGCGCGGGGCGATAGCGTCCGGACAAAAGCCCGCAAGCGTTCCCCGTCGGTTTGTTTTTGTTCTTGTCCGGCGGTTGCCCGCCAATGAATGGCAACATTGCCGCCCGCCGCATAACAGCCCCCGCGGTCATTGTTTTCTATTTTCTTTTTGCTGGCACCGTGACCGGTAAAGCCAATAATATAATCACGATCTAGACGGGCGCATAATGGCTTGCCATTGCCGCAATTAATACACCCTACATTGTCCAAATATTCAGCGGGGCAACGAACAACCCGCACCGGTTCCGATATACGGCCTGAAGGCCAAACATCGGCGGGTTTTATCGTCGCGTTTTTGCCATTTTTCCAAAAAGATTTTTTAACGACTGCAACAACCGGCGCGAACTTATCGGCGCATATTTCGGCGGCTTCAAAAAGTGAATCGGCGGAATAGTTTATCGTCGTCTTGTTAGGTGCCAGTTTATGCGCCCAAAATAGCGGGTGAAAATGGGAATAAGTGAAGCTTTCCCCATGACGCGGCTTGGCATCAAGAACGGCGTCCAGATATACAAAGTCAATTTGATCGGATTTGCACCCGCGCCCGCTGTCGTTCAGTCTGCAATCAGCGGGGCAAGTTCCAAAGTTGTCCCCGTCGCCCGCCCGATAGGTCACGGCTAAACCGCCCGTTTTATTTGCTGTTGAATTTTTAACAGTTTTAAGCATTTCAAAAGCTCCCGTAATTGAATGCGATTTATCCCATATATAGAACAAACAAAGCCCCGTCAATATATTTTAACGGGGCTTTGAATTTTTTAAAATTTCTATCGGCGTCGGCGTTTCACATATCGCGTTCGCTTTTGGGTATGCTTTTCCCAGTCTTTACCGTAAAGCAATCGGCCGATAATACTGAATATAAACATTAAGCTTTTTTCCCTTCTTTATCATCCCGACGGCGCATTTCCCAAACCAAATGCTCAACATTAGACAAAGCCCCGCATATTTCGGGCATATCGTTTTGATACGCCAAATCATACAAAGCCACCAAATCAATATGAATTTTTCTTTTAACGTCGATCATTGCTCAAAACTCCCGTGTTAATTAACGACAGCTTTTACATATAGGATTATCTGGGACATATCAAGTCGAAAACGACATCCCAGTTAAATTTGCCTGTTTGGTGGTGTATGGGCTCGACGGATTGCAGCCCGTCCATTTTTAGATCGACGGCCGCACCGGCCGGATACAAAAACAATTCTGGATCATCCATAGGTTTGTTCTGTTTTTTAATTAGTATCCATGACGGGCTGTGCTGGTGGCGGGAAAGCCATGCCACTTGCGACGGCTGCAAGGTCACCCCGTTGCTGGTCAAAAACTTTAATTCTACAAAATGAAACGTGCCTTGTTCGTCGCACAAAAGAACATCAGGGATGCCCGCGCCGATAGAGTTTTCAATCCGCGTCAACAATATCTTGCGGTTCGATCTCTGCGTCGCTTCTTTCATCTGCTTGTAAAAGCCTGCTTCGCGCTTTACCGCGATTGCTGGCATTCGTTGTTTCTTCAGGGGTGATGTTGATTGTGACTGGGGCATAACTTTGTTTGATTTCCTCTAAAGCTTTCATCACGTCTTCTTTGCTCATGCTGTCAATCGAGCCATGACGGATTTCCGATTTGTTAACGTAAATGTCGCCCTGCGCTTGACCGCGCCGATACTCAGCCTGCACGGCTGCGCTATATGCGCCGTTCTGCAAAGCCACATCGCGAATAGTTTGCAAATCTCTTAAATGCCTTTGATATGTTACCCCATACTTTTCGTCTAACTCGCGCCGGTAAGCTTGTATGGCGGCCACAACATGGGGCGAAATGTGTGGGTTGGTTAACTCATATGCCCGCGAATGGGCTGACGTAACAGCATATCCCGCATTGATAGCGGCCTCTCGCAAAGTTATCTGACCGTCTTTACTCACAAGTTCTTTTACAAAAAGTTCTTGCTTGCGGGTTAGGGGCTGCTCGACAGTTGCAGGCGGTCGGCCTCGCGTTTCACGGGGCTTGCCCGTCACTTTGCTTGCTGATTTTCTTGCCATAAGGATTTCACCGTTAATTTGGTCACGTCCCATAGTTTATACAGGATATACCTATATAGGGTCAAAAATATTTTTTATAAAAAACGCGCTCAAATCACACTAAGGCCGATTTGGCATTTAACTAAAAGGTTACACCTTGTATTTTATAGTGTAACCGAGAAGTGTAACCTTTTTTCCTTTGTTTAATAGTAAGTTACAACCAAAGTTACACGGTTACACCGGTTACACCTATTTTAAACAAAAAAATATTTTTTTTAAATTTCTCCCTATATAAGGTGATACCCGAAATAACGCTTTTGAAGAAGAGTAACCGTTCTGTGGTTTCGGAACGACAAAATGTTATTTTATTTCCAAGCGTCCCATAAAAGAAAGGCCAGCAGGGCGAACCCGCTGACCAGATAGGTGGTTATGAAGATGTCTTCAGGTGACATCGCTGAAGCCTTTTTTGTTGGGCTCGACGATCTCCATTGCCCATTCCGCAGTCTGTTTGACAAAGCATTTATCTGGCAGCTTCTGCGCGGCCTTGTGTATCGAACGGACGGCTGACTCTAGCTGGGCTAGTTTGATTGACGTTCCTTGTTCGATTGCGGCTTCGACGTTATCAAGAGACATTTTTTTCCGCCTCCCCGTATTCGACGCACTCATAGCAGGCGGTCGGTTCATCGAACATTTCGGTCAGGGCTTCGCACTCTTCGCAGCCTTCGACAGGTTTAAAATCTGGGGACATATCGCATTCCTTTCATTTGCAGATTTTTAACAGCCATATATTCGCGGTGCTTGGCGTCTATTTCTTCCTGCTCAACTTGGTCGAAACACATATCGCCAAACTCGCGCATCAGTCTGCGGACTTCTTCGTCCACATTTAAAAGTCTATTATCAGTCTTCATTGTTGTCACCATTTAACCACTTTGCGCGGTGCCAACCATCTCCGCCGGTCATAAAGAACTCTTTTTGCATACGTTCTTTGATCTCGATCATGCGGCGCGGGATACTAGCGTCAAACAATTCGTACCCTTCGCAGTAATCACAATCAAATTCACGGAGAATGTTGACTGCATCTAGCAAAGCTGCCAACTGTTTTTCTGACAGTGTAGTTTGCAAAGCATAAACATTTTTTACGCGCTCAACTTCTTTAGCTTCGCGCTCCAATTCCCAAGGTTCTTTTTTAGCCATTGTCTGTTATCTCCCAGATGTTTTCCATTGTCCAATCCTGACCGCCTTTGCACTCCCAGCCTTCAACATCGGCAGTGCCTGCAAATTCCCACGCTTCCGCTTCGCTTTTTGCCTCGACGATCAACTCATACCCCACGTCCATAGTGGCAGTTACTTTAAACTTCGCCATGAATTTTTTCCTCCCACGTCCGCAGACCATGTGCATGGTCTTCCAGAAAATACGCAATTTCTTCCGCGTTGCTGTCGTCCAAGGTTCCATCCCTGAAACACTTAGCCCAATGCTCAAGGCTGTCGATAAGGCTCCGTGAGCCGTGAGCCGCGGTCTTTGTTGCTTTGCCTACGATATACGCAGCGCGTAGCTCGTTCTCGATTACCTTAAAGTCATCCAGATACATTGTGACGGCGGGGTTAGCGTCCTGATGCGTGATCAGGTCGTCATAATCTACACCAGCGCATTTAGCGATATATCTGGTGCGTTCGTTAGC